TAACGGTGTCACCGGAGTTCCCGTAACAATCACCAAGTCCTTCGCCTCAAGAAAGTCGGAAGGCACTGCGCTGAATCGTGCGTCTATCACGGCTTCTGCGCGGGCAACCATTTGACGGATACGCAGAATCCGATTGAACTCTGCCTCCGCGAAATCGATGAACGTAGGGATCACCGAAGTTAAATCTGACCGGTTCAGAAAGTCGCTGACCGCGCTCTTCAGTTCACCGTAGTTCGTAATCGCCATCAAACTTTACCTTTGCGAGTCCTGAACAATTCATTGTCTGGATCGTTCAACCACTTCTTCATCGCGGCTTGGTCGTCCAGAATACCCTTCTGCTTCAGGTCATAGTATACAGTCAATGGGATCGAAGCGACACGACTCATCTCTCCCCACTTATCGCCTTTCTCGAACGCACTGCGGTTCTGCTGATTGGCTTTCAGGATTTCGCTAACGTCTTGGTCACTCTCAACTGTGACAGTTCCATCACCGTTATCGTGCCAATACTTTGTGATCCCAGTCATCGGATCATGGCTAAATACTTTTTTGTTTCCCATGCAACACCCTCAGTTAAAAAGAAGGGGCTATAAAGCCCCCTCTTCGGTTGACATTACTTAGGCAGTAACGTCGATGTCCGCGATCACACCATGTGCCGCTTCGTTGGAGATTTCCAAACCGTACTCGACGATGATCTGCTTCTTGTCAGAGTCACCAGTCTTCGCAAGGTCTTGTACCTCGAAGTCACGGAGGTAAGACACTGCCGCGTACTCAGGATCAAGGACGAATGCAGAACGGTCGCGTTGGAAACGGTTAGGAACGATTTGGATCGAACCGAAGTCAGATACATACACGTCCGCCGCACCGATGATTGAAGAAGGCGCTTCGCTTGGAGCCATGTAACGCTGTGCCGCGATACCTGCAAACGTTGAAGCCTTTTGCTTCTGAGTAGGACCAACCATCAAGATTGATGGGTCGCCGCCTTCAGTCCATACGCTTTGAATAACGCTCTTGAGAAGAGTTTCAGTGAACTCGCGAAGTGCATCAGCAGAACCGTCAGTAGCCGCCGCATCTGGGTAGCCTGAAGTTGTGCCAGACAACGTTGGGTTTGCACCGTCAGTTGTACCAGTACCGCGTGAAGTGTTGGTGCGTAACCATGCTTCCAAAGAACCAGTTGTACGCGCAGTTGAAGAATCGCCTGCCGCCGCTACTTGGTTGCGAGTCAAAATCGCTTCCATGTCGCGCTTGAGTTCAGAAGACTTCTTAGCCATCTGATACGCCATTTCTGAGTTACGGCCTGCCTTGTCAACAGTCTCTTCAGTGCCAGAAATCTGGACAACCTTCTTTGAGATTTGCGTGTAGTTCTGCATACGCTTAGTTGCAGTCTGGGCCGCGTTTCCGGCGTCCGCGCCCTCAACGACAGCGTTTGACGTGTCTACTGAAGCAAGTTCGTCTGTCTGCCACTCGAACAGAGTGTTAGCGACGTTCTTACGGCCAACGTTTGATATGAACGGAGTCTCTTCTGGGGAGATGCTGTAAATCACATCAGCGAGCTGTTCTTTGATGCCGACTGCATCATATGTAGTAAAAGTTGCCATGAGTTATTTCTCCTAACCTAGCAAATGTTTAAATGCGCTAGCCGCGTCTGCGACCTTGCCTGTCTTTGCGAGTCGTTGTTGCGATTTACGATAGGCATCTCTTGCTTTAGGCGTTGTTGTCGCGGCTCCGGCTTTCGCAACAGGCGTGGCCTGCTTCTTCGCTTTTGGTTTACCGCCACTCAGTTCATCGAACTTCATCGCCTTATAAAGCGTCGTCACTGCACGGTGATCGTAGAACTGAGCGATCTCCTGATCGGTGAACCCGATCCTCTTGGCATAGTCAGCGACTTTCGCCTTCTCTGCCTTCGCTACTTTCTCGTCACGCCATTGCGGAAGAACTTCGTTTAGCTTCCCGCGCTCTTGCTCAACAAACTGTGCGACGATTCGCTGTTTGTCGGACTCTTGCGCTTGAAGCAACCGTTGCTTCTCCTCAACCAGTGCGCGTTTACGCTCCTGCTTGGTCCGCCACATTTCACGCTGTACTGCCCACTGTTGCGGGTCTTGCTGATAAAGAGCCTCCCAATTGGGTTCTTGCTCTTGATCCTGAACATCAATTTGCTCAAGCACCTGCGTTAGCTGTGCGCGTTCCTGACGTATCTGATCCAGTTCTGTTTCCAGAGACTTTCGCTGATCCGCCAATGCCATCGTTTTACGCGTGTAGTCCTGAGTTCTCGAATACCCGCTCAACAATTCATCGATCGTTACCTCAACTTCGTCACCATCAACGCGGACGGTGTAAGTCTGGCTACTCCCTTCATTGTCGTCTTCGTTCGTTTCCTCCGAACCGGTTTCGGGGTCATATTCCGAGTCCTCGCTAAATTCCTCGGCTGACGTGTCCTCTACCTCAACGTCCTCTGCACTTGCTTCGGACTCTTCTACCACTTCTGCTTCTACGGGTTCTGGGGTCGCCTCTTGAGGTTCCATCATCCCGCCAAATACGTTTGCGGCTTGTGTTACTGATAGTGATCCAGTTTCTTGGTTGTCACTCATGGTTACATTATCCCTTATCTACGGTTTAGTTTGTCAAGGTGTTGTTTAGCCAACTTCCCCTTGTCCATCACACTAATGAGGTGTGATTCCACCTCATCTAGCATCCTGACAGCGATGTACGCCTTTTCGCGTACAGCCGTGTCACCTTCCGCCGTGTTGATAAGAGACTCGATGTATCTGTTACGAACAGTAACAAATGCATCTTTGTATGTCTCGTTCTCGACGACGGATCGAGCCTTTTCTCCAAGCTCAATGTCCCGTCTTGTAAAAATCATTAGTCACCTCGTGGTGCGTTATTCATCATCTGTCTTAACGTTGCGCCGCGTTCGCGGATATTCAACTTCTCGCGTTCAACCTCTGCTTTCAACTGAGCAATGTCAATCTGCGTTCCGTACTTCGCTTGAAGCTCCAACGCTTCCATCGAAATCTTCGCATCCAGTTCATCACGCTTGCGCTCGTCTTCCATGAACATCTTCTCGCGATCGAGGTTCATTGCGGCGATCCGCGCCTGAGTCTCTGCCTGAGTCTTCGCGATCTCGGCTTGCGCCATCACTTCTTCAGGACGCGGCTTCTTCGGCTTCTGAGACGCTTGAGCCATGATCTGTTGTGCCTGTGGGCCGTTCGGGTCAAGGAAGTATGAATCAACGTCCTTGAGTCCCGCTGTCTCGATGATCTTGCCAACGGTGTTGCGGTACTGCGCCAAAGTGACTAATGGGTTATCTAAGCCGAACTGAGAGATGATGTTCTCCTGACGCTCGGCAACTGACTGCAACAGCATCATCTTTTGCTCATCATCCACGCCACCGAGGGCCACGTTCACTGTCGCGTCGAAACCTGACTGCCATGCCCGTGGGTCAACCTGAACGAAGCTCCCGCGCAAACGGACCATCTTTGGTTGGTCCTGATGCAGGATCGATAACCGTAGCAATCCACGGAACAGGTCAGTCATACCGGTTTCTGCGAAGATGCGCGCAATCAACTCTAGGTGTTGACGCGCCGCTGTCACGGTTGCCGCAACTGCTGTCTTGGTTGTGGACTGAAGCGCATCAGCATCTAAACCTGCCGCCGCTTTATTGATCCCCGTCCGAGCCTGCTTCACTTCATCCATGTACGCCATCATCGGGAACGCTTGTTGTCCAACGAATGGCTGAGAGAATGACTGCACCATGTTCGGTGCGCGCATCCGGATAATTCCACCGACTTCTGAGTTCAGCACGTCTTCCAAGTTTGCCTGACCTTCGACAACCGCCATCCGTGGATGGATCGATTGAGCGAGTGAATCCAACTGGTTACGGAGGATGTGCGACTTGATGTTCTGGATGTCCATCGTGATATCGGCAAGCGACTGACCGAAGAACGTGTGTGGCTCTGGATCTGGGCAGAAAGCCGCGAATGGCACATGATCGCATGGCTCGTGACGCACAACCTTATGCGAGTCACCCATGCAACAGACCTTGCGTAGCTCAGCAATGCCGTCTCCATCATAATCCGCCTTCACATAGGCTTCGATGTAGAGAACGCGCTTGTTCGAGTCATCTTTCGCGACGTAGTTCTTGAGCGTCGCCACTGGATTCCGGTTGTAGTATTCGCTGT